GCAGCATCAGAAGCCATGGAACTTCATTACTGTGAAACTGTGAAGAAAGCAGCGAGTGGGGTGATGGATGCTAGACAACATGAAGTGCCAGCTAAAGAGTTACACGACATCGCCGATCATCTTGAAGAGCAACAAGCCAAACAACTTTATCAAGAGCTTATCAAATCTGCGTATTCTTCAAAGCTATTTGAAGACCCTCTCATTAAGTCCAAAGCCGTCGAAAATTTTCAAACTACTTGGCATGAACAATGTTTGGCAAAAGAATTAGCTAAAAATATTTGAGGGTGTGAGTGGGAAATGGTTAATTGGCAGATAATTTACATCTTAAAAGAAAAAGTGCATGTCAATTAATGAAATGCACTTTTAATAAGACACTTGGTTATCCTGCAAACCAAATGCTTTTATGCTCGCATAAAGGGCTTAAATTTTTAACTCGCTTACTATCTCTTTCAAACTGGCCAAAGCCACCAACTAAATCTAATTCTTCTCCTAAGGCAACTTTTTTATCATTAAAAGTTAAAATTTGATTCTTAGGTTCCCATTCTGCATATCCTTCAGGGAAAATAATTAGAATATCATTTACATATAGACATTCTTGTTTTAGCTGTAATGGCCCCCTTAATCGTGCAGAGGCGAAAATGCCATTAGGTTGATAAACAGGAAGCTTTACAGAGGCTAGCTGATCGTTTTTTTCTTGCTTATTGGATACTTGCTGCTGACATGCAGCAAGTAGTCCAACACAAGCAATCAATAACAGTATCTTATTGATATACAAGTTGAGCTCCTATATCAGCCAAATAATCTACACTAGTATAAATGACTGTATTTGTTATTGTTTTACCTGCATCTTTCCAAGAACAGGCAGACTGAATACCAAAAGCAACATTTAAAGCGAACCAAGGTCCGCCACTATCACCACCAACACAACGCAAAGTACCTAAGCCAGATGTATGATTAGTACCAGCTCCACTTTGGGTATTTGAAACGACAACAAAAGTGTTTCCACCTGGATGATGATTCGCACCAGTAATTGATATTACTTCACCACAGCTTTGCATCAATGCTGGATTTGTTGGTGAAGTTTGTCCAAGGTGACAAACATAAGATCCTTTAACTGTTCCACTTTTTACTGCAGTACTTGTACGATTTCGTTTACCTGTTAAAGCTCGAGCTGGTGATGTGGCATCAGCATAAAACTCTGGTACAGCTTGTTGAGTAGTAGTCGTTCCAGCTTTCATGAAGGCCAGATCCATTCCAGTATCGTCACGATACATACCTGCTACTGGTGAAATAGCATATTGAGTTCCATCTTTATCTTTATAATTTAAAGGAACATTTGGATCTATACAGTGGCCTGCAGTTATAACACCGAGTTCACCAGTTGAGATCCTTTTTGCAGTAAAACCAGTCATACAGTAGTTTCCACCTGAATTCGTTACTAACCAAGATCCACCACGTGATTTAGCTGGTTGAATACCTGTAGGAATTTCAGATAAGTCTACTTTGATGTTGAGTAGTCTTTCGAGAGCTTGTTTATCAACTTGTTTTAGAGATTTCACGTAGACTAAGGCATTTCCTGTCTGCTCATCATCCAAAATCATTTCAACTGTAGGGTACGCTTTTTTAACCGCCGCAAATGATTTATTAAGATGATTTACTCGTTGTTGCCTAGTATTTGAAGCTCCTTGTATAAGGGTAATAGGAGCACTAACACCTCGCTCAATCGCTCTATAAGCTGATTCAACTTCAGTCTCAGTTAAATTTGCGAGTTTTCTTACTTGAATACGTTCTTGAACATTTTTGTTTTTTAAAAGTTTAACTGATGTATCTGGTTTTCTTTCTAATTTAAAAGCTTGTTGAGAATTATTATTTCCAACGACTTTTACTTTTAATCCAAAATCAGGTCCATTATCAAAATATAAGCCAGAAATAGCATTTTTATATTTATCACTTAAACCTGCTACTTGATTATCTGTACCATGCATAATAAGTAATCTGCGCATAGCTTCGTCTAATGTAACTCCATAAGATGCTGCATAGTGTTTTGCATCAAATGCTAATGTCTCAGCGACATTCATTATAGGTTTTTGTTGATTTGAATTGCTATCTGCTGCAAATACACCAGTCGAAGCAAATGCAATAAATAAAGTGGTTGAAAGGGTTTTTAATTTAAATTTCTTGTATTTAGATGACATTTTTTGTCTCACAATGGAATCAATTATGAGTCTAAAAACTAACATATAGTTTTTTTATAAAATATTAAAGCGTGTAACTAAATATTTTACCAATTGATAAAATATAAGAATTGATAAGTTAAATAGTTAATATAAATATAAAAATAAAATCATTATAAAATTGTAAATAAATTAATTTATATGTGGTTTTTACATTGAATAACTTTATTAAAAACATTGTTTTTAAATATGTGATTTTATTTGTTTTTACTTGGGGTTATGACGCAATATATTTTTTATAAGGAATAATAAAGGGGCAGAAGCCCATATTAATTTTTTCTTATCGACTGCCTTTGAATATTCAGATTTTCAACGATAGGTATAATTTCACTTAGATCGTCCACATGTAACTTTATTGAAAAAACGTACTCAGTCAAATTCTATTTTTTATAACTACAGGTAGGGAGTAATCTGAATTTAGCTAATAAATAATAGTAGGACAATAAAAAAACCACCTAATTCTTTCGAATTAAGTGGTTTTTAAATTTTGGAGCGGGAAACGAGACTCGAACTCGCGACCCCAACCTTGGCAAGGTTGTAATAAATATTAAATAACAATGGGTTATGTTTTGATGGTGTCGAAGTGGTGTCGAATATTTTTTTACAATTTCCTAGGTGTCATCTATACTTTTATTATAAGAAAAACTGCTCAGGAAACAAATGAATCTTTCTTTATTATCGATTAATAGTCTGGCTGTAATTGTTATTGGGGAAGGAGCATCAGACTATCTTTCAGGCCCTAAGTTAGTTGAACTTTTTAATAGCTTTGGATCTAATGATGATTACTGGATGTTATCCAGAACTCAAGGATTTCCCTCTAGATTAGATTATACAAAGGAAAAAATTGCAGAAATAAATGGGACAGTACCTTTAGCTAAATTAATTGAAAGTTTGGTCGATGATAGAAGATCTTCAAACCCTGATTTTAAAGCTGAATTAATTAATAAAATAATAAAACATGATGGTTATAAATTAGAAAAAACAGAGCAAGGTGTCTATAAGTTAATTGGAAATGATTTGACTGAGACAGCTAAGATTAAACCAGTTTTTGAATCTATTGAACAAGAAATAATTGATCATATAAATTCGGCTAACTATCTTGTATGGGTGGCGGTAGCATGGATTACTTCTCGTAAAATCGCACGTGCATTGTATAATCAATATAAGAAGGGAATTAATATAAGAATCATTGTTAATGATGATGACCTAACTCGCCAAAGCGGGATAGCATTTGAAAATACTAATATTGAATATTTCCGTATTTCTCCTCACAACTTTGATTACAAGAATATAATGCATCATAAATTTTGTGTTATAGATTTGAAAAAAGTAATTACAGGTTCATTTAATTGGACTAATAAAGCTAGTTTTAATAATGAAAATATTTCTATTATTGAACATAGGGAGCAAGCAGAGGCTTATGCCAAAGAATTTTTAAAATTAATTGAAAACAAGTTTAAGAATATTTAATATTTCTATTCCATTGAAATTTAAAAATATAGTGAAGAAGTTTATGTCGTGTTTTTTTGACTTTTGGACATGGTTGGGTACTAATGCTGGACAAATCCAAATATTGATTGCTGTTATTGCTTTACTACTGGCTATTATTCCTATCCGATTTGCATATAAACAATTTAAGCTCAGTAATGCTCAAAGAGCTTTCGAATTAAAGGTAAATTTGCTTAGACTAACAAATGAAAATATAGTTGAAATAACGAAGTCCTATGAAAAATATCCTAATCTAATTTCTGAATGTGAATATATCGATAATATTTTGAAATCAAGAAATGACCCTGAAGCTGCTATTATTTCAAATAATTTAGTCACGCTTAAAAGTCAAAAAAATGAGCTTTTTGGACAAATTAATAGTTTAAGTCAACTTGCTAATTCATTAGCAACTATTAATATTAAAGATTTTGAGTTATTTGAGGATAAAATCAATACTTCAGCTAAGATATTGGTACAGGCTGCAACTACTAACGTTGGTTCAATAAATATTGAAAATTCTTTAAAAGCTGTAAAAAAAGAAAAAGGTATTTCCTGATTCGATTTTAATTTAATTAAAAAAGCGCTTAAAGCGCTTTTAATTTTTACGTCTCGACTGCCGTTGCTGTCTTTGCCTATTCAAATTTTCAAGAATAGGAATGACTTCATTTGGATCGTAAAGATGCTTGCCATCAGTCCCTTTATTGAATGCTCGAAGCTCATCAATAATCAATTTACGAGACAGGCTATAGCGATCCATTAACCATGCTGCAGTAACACGGTTCGGTATTTCCTCAGCTTTCATTTCAATGACTTTCCCTACATTAGGAATGATTTCGTGAATGAAAATCTGAGGTGGTTTTTCTGCTTCAACAACGACTATATATTTTCCCATACCTTTACCTAACTAATTACCCCTAAATACTGCAATGTTCTCAAGAGTGACCGCAGAGGGTCAGCAATACAGTCACTCATGTAGAACATTGCAGCTCTAAAATTATTTTTACTTTCTCCAAGTCGCTTCTTTAAACTTCGCCTCATCAACCAAGTTGTCGATTTGAGACGGGTTCACATTGTCGTAGTAATGGTTCATCAGGTTGCCGAACACAATAAGTGTTCGGTCTGAGGATGAGTAGCGGAAGCTCATTAGGCAATTTCTCCCTTAGCAAGCTTTTCAATTTCAACTTGAACGGCTTGTAGTTTCACTACATCGATTTGCATGAGTGAATCTATTCCTAAGTATTCACATACGGTTTTAACGTCTAAACCACGCTCATCTATAAAAGCTTGTAATTGATCACGTTGCTTATCACTAATCCCATTAAATTCGGGTGGGCTAATCCATGAGTTCCTTTCTTTGTCATATTGGCAGTTCAATGCCTTAGCACGCATTAACATTGTTTGACGCATGTTCTGGTAATACATGTGTTCTTTATCTAAAGATTCAGTTAATTGATTTAGATCACCAGCATGTTCAGCTTCTTCACAGCTTTGTTTCCAGTTTTCTAGCTCTTCTTGAGCTTTAGCTGCTGCAAGTTGTGCTGGCGTTAAAGTGTTAATGTGGTCTTTGGCTTGAGTAATAAGATCAGCCAAGAAGGTTGGATTAGATTTAAGATCAGGAACCCATACTTCACCAGTTTCGCCGCCCAGTGCACCTGAGTTTTTTGCATGGTGCGTAGGGGATGGTTTGAAGCTGATGACACGGGCATTTTTCCCTTCACCTGTAGTAACAGTTGTTAGATAACCCATGATGTCGGCAATACGGTAAAGCTCATTACGGTTTTTACCGCCTAGATCCGGACGATAAATTATTTGATCACCGTTTTGATCCTCAGAAGCATGAGCAATGAATACAACGTCTTTGCCAAGACTGATCAAAGTATTGATATATTGCTTGAATGTTTGGTTCGCTAGACCTTGAGCTTTTAACTTTAAAGAGCCATCTTTTTGACGATTATTAGCCGTGAGCAATAGATGCGTCTTAATGCACTCAAGCATCGCGCCTACAGTGTCGATAACTACAGTGTTATAAGGTGCTAAGTCTTGAGGAGTTAGGTTTGCTACATCACTCCATTGCTGAACCTGTACAACCGCACCGCGACGCAATTCACCCGTACGGTGAGCACCACGGTCAAAGTCAAATGAAATTGCTTTATCTGCAGTAAAACCTATCGAAGTTTTACCTAAGCCGGGATCTGCATAGAGGTACACAATAATTGCTTGAACTAATAATGTTTGGTCAGCAGTAATAATAGGTAGAGCCATTTTTCTTATCCTTATTTTGAACCAGTAAAGCCGCACTTCTTCTTATAAGCTTTGCGGTCATATGAAGGGATATTGTTAAGTTCTAAGGCAGTTGCTAATGCTTTTTTGCGCTGGAAGCTAATCTCATTCATTAAGGCTGCATAAACCTTAGGGCGCTTCGCCTTAAACTCTTCGACATTTAAAGGAGTCTTTACTTCACCTTTTACTGTGTAAAGAACACTGCCATTTGCATTCGCTGCATATACAGTCCAGCCGATACGCACAGAGTAGAGACCTGTTAAGCGGTCATGGCCGATATAGGCTTTAACACCATCTGGATGTGGTTTGAATTGAGCATTCATGATTAGCCTCCCATCATCCAAGATGCAGCGGCTACAGCAATTACCCAAAGAACGAATGAAAGGGCAATGAATATAAGGAAGTCGATAACGTTCGCTTTAATGGTCGCGAAACGAGAAGGACGCTGTTCTTCAACAGTAGGATGTTGATATAAGCGTGATGTGGTTTGACTAGGAATAGGGTTTTGTTTCATACTTACCTCGCGTAATGCAAAGCTCACTGGGGTTCGAAGATCAGTGGGCTTTTTTGTTGTCCCTAAGGTAAATATAAGAAAACTTATCTTTTGAGTCAATAGTAAAATAAGATATCTTAATTGTTTTTTTAAGATATCTTATATCGCTTAGCAATATAAAACAAAAAAGTGTGTGGTTTAATTGTTGAAAAATAAAGTGTATACGTTAATATGAATGGAATAACTTACATAACAAATGATTAGGTATAACAATGGATAACTTTATAGCAAGTCTTAAAAATCATATCGAACATGTGAAGCGTGTAGGGGCACACTGTACAACCGAAGAAACTACCAAACAGGCTTTAATATTACCTTTACTCGATATTTTAGGTTTTAGTCCATATGATCCTACTAAGGTTTTAGCTGAGTTCGCCGCTGATTTTCCGGGAGTAAAAGTTACGGAAAGAGTTGATTATGCTCTTTATTGTAATGGTCAACCAGTCATGTTTATTGAAGCTAAGCCTTATACTGCAAATTTAACTAATCATGCACCACAATTATCCCGTTATTTTAATAGTAGTTTGGGAGTAACAATTGGCGCTATAACAAATGGGCGTGAATGGCGTTTTTTTACTGATTTAATTAATACAAATGTAATGGATGAGAAGCCATTTCTAGTAGTAGATTTTACGAAAAATAAAGCTGAAGAGTTGGTGCAGCTTGCTGAATTTAAACATGATAATTTTCATGCTGAAAAATTACGTTTTTTTGCAGAAGAAAACCAGTATATTCAGCAATTTAAAACGGTTATTAAGAAAAGTATCAATGAGGTTGATATTGATTTTGTACGCTATGTTGCTCAGCAAGCGAATATTCCCCGCCAATTAAATACTAAATTTCTAGAATCAATACAACCTTTTGTTAAACAAGCTGTGGAGCAGGCGATTAGTGATACTGTAGTTAAGGGGCTATCATCACCAACGATTATTACTGCTCAACCAGTAGAGCCTAAAACTGTAGAAGAAGAAGCACCAAAGGTTGTTGAACCAGATTTCATTGTTAACCCAGACAATGAAAAAATTATTACTACTAAAGAAGAGCAAGATCTATATCGTATTATTGGAGAACTATTTCCAGAAATAGAGTTAGAGAGTAAAGATACTGAAAGTTATTATTCGGTATTATATCAAGGTAAGAATAATCGCTGGTTATTTAGATATGATGTAAACCGCAAAAGACCAACAATTCAATTTATTGTTCCTGTAGATGAAGTGCGTCGTAATGAATTAATTAGAGCAGGGTTAGAAGTTCAGGCAAATGGACAAGTATTTTTAGAAAAACCGGAATATATTTATAGAGCCGTCGGTATTTTAAAAGACTGTCTAGAATATTGTATGAATGATGAAAACTTTAAGAGAGCAATTAGTAATTAATTTCTAATTCAAAAAAATGCCCGCTGAAATAGCGGGCATTTTTATTTATTGTTTTAACTCTTTAGCTTCTAAAATTTGGGCTTCTTTAAATGTATTATTTAACTCTTTAGCTCGAACTTTTAAGAACACAGGATTGTATCCCCATTCAGCCTCTTGAATTAAATTAAGATTTTTTTGGTCTAAAGTATCATTCTCTAAAACAGCTAGAATTTCTTGTTGAGTTTCAATATTTCTAATACGTATTTTTCTTTTAGCCGAGTGAGAAGAGTCAACATTAACAACATGATACACACCGTCAATACGGACATCATTCCATTTGTTGGGAGAGGTTTTAGTTAATTCCTTAGCGGCTTCACCAGTTAATTTGATTTTACCATTGTCAAAATCAATACTATCTGCTGCTTGTGCACTTTTAATTAAAGAATGACTGGCATTATTAGCTTCTTCTTTAATATTGTTAACTTGTGGTGCAAACTTTGCAGCTTGGGCAAGAATATCTTTAGTATCATCCTCATCACGATCAGAAAGTAATGCTACTGTAGCTAGACGTTCTTGTTTCGCACTAACATCTTTTTCAAGTGCAATCTCAGCCATACGGATTTCTTTTTGATTTTCTAAATAATTAGAATGAGCTTCATAACCACCATACAAAAGGATTGTTGATAAAACGAGTATAAAAATGTGTTTGCTTGTCATTTTACCCGCCAATAGAGTTATTAGCTTTTCAAAAAGTTCTTGGACATTGACTTCAAAACCAGAAGAACCATTTATAACTTTAACTTCAAGTTCTAATTCATCCTTTTCTTCTTTTGAAAGCTTCAAGATTGTGGGTTCATTGTACTTTATCTGAGCATAAGAACGATAGATCGCATTTTGAAGATCAATGAACCCTTTCATTAAGGATGGTGTAATTGTCTGATGGAATTTTTCCCCAGTTAAATGCATTGAAAATTTTTCTAGATCAGCAACTCGTAGTTCATAGTGATCAAGCTGATCGTTTAAAGCTTCCTTTAGCAACGCTACAACATCATCTAAATCATTAATAACATGCGGTTCATGTACAACATCAATCATTCTATATCTCTCAAAGACTAATCATTTTTTTAAAGACTATTTATTACTTTAATATGAGAAAACTAATTACTCATAATATTTAATTTAACTTTTACGAACCCTTCTTTTTCCACGATATGTATATCTCATTGAGTCGATAACTTGACCTATAAAATAACATTCCTCATCAATTGGAATAATATTAGGATGAAAGTTGGGATTTAATGCCTGTAAGAATTTAGAACCATCTGGCTCAATTACTAACTTTTTGAAAGTAGCATCTTTATCCTTACGAACAACGATGATATCTCCTGATTGCATGTCAGAATAATAAACTGTAGGGTCAACCACGATATAATCGCCCTCAATGAAATCTGGCTCGTTACTAACCCCTCTTACTTTCAAATAAAAGCATTTCTCACAATCATCAGGAAGGGGGAACCATTCTGTAACTTGAGACATATCGACAGATTCAACATTAGTAAAGTTACCAGCTTGAACCCAAGAAAGTACGGGAGCCATCCGAGCTTGAACTGGAGCTACATTTGTAGATTCTTGAGTAGGAACTTCACCTTTACCAGTCAATATATATTCAGTTGTAACTCCAAAAGCATTAGCCATTGCTTCTAATGATCCAGCTTTGGGTAAATAACTATCTTTTTCCCATTCTGTTACTGCAGGCGAACTAACACCTGCAATCTTTGCTAATTGCATTTGAGTTAATTTTTTAGCTCTTCTAAGCGTACGTATACGCTGACCAACAGTATTTGTATTCATATAAGTTATCTTACATATTGCTATTGTAAGTTTTCTTTGATTTAATACTAAGAAATCTTACTTTTTGGGTTGATTATGACTAAACAAGAAGCATTTAAATTGCTTGGAGTGAATGGTGTTGAATTAGCTGGATTGTTAGGTATTGAACCTTCAGCAGTTTATCAATGGCCAGATAAAAAAATCCCTTTAGCGCGCGAATATCAAATTCGGGATTTAGCTGAAGGCAAAGAGCCCTTAAAAAATAAAGTTGCTGTTGACTAAGGACATCAATATGAGCCTTGAAAAAGAAGACCTTCGTTTGAAGATGCTTCCAGACATGATGGAACGTTTGAGATTGATTGCCGATGTTCGTGGAAATGAGTATGCACATCAAGCTGTAGTCCTCTTAGAAAAAGCCCTTATGGGTGAATATCATGAAGTTAGCTTAATGCTTGAAAGAGCAGATAAAAATAGGCACAAGAGGGAGCGTTTGGGAATACGTAGGAAAGTTGAGGTAAACCCAGAATCACAAATTTTAGAAATGAAAAAAGCCTGATGGATGAGATCAGGCTTTTAGGCATTTGAATCTATAGCGAGATTAGAACATGAGCAATTTATCAGAACAACCAATCGAACTCAACTCACAAGAATTTGTAGTAGGTGACATGGTGGTTATTCAAAACCACATTGTTGGTCCACTTGGTAGCAATAGTATTTTCTGCATCATTGAAATAAAAAGTGACTTTCTTGGCGATCATGTCTCTATGACTGACATCAACGGAAAGGTTTGGACATCTGGAGTGAGGTATATACGTCATGCCACCGTTGCAGAAAACCAATTAAAACGTCGTTTAACTGCAGAAGAGTTAGCTCGGGCGGAGGTGTCATGAACCAGCAATTTAAACACCTTCCAGAATATAAGCAGAGAGAAGGTATCCAGTCATGGTATGAGCCTGCTCTTAATCTTCTAAACAAAATGCTTGAACGAAATAAAGCAAATCTCCGTAAACGTGGGTACAACGAAAACAATGCGGCCATTACACGCGAAGAGTTTAGACAGGAACTCGCTCGCCGTGGACGCATTACTTTGTATTTGGCTGGGGAAATAGAAACGAGTTTGTATAAGGCTCAAAAGATTGAATACATGGGCGGATATGTAAAGCCTAAGGAGATGCAATGAATGAGCTGGCTTTGTTCTCGGGCGCTGGTGGAGGAATTCTCGCATCTTATCTCTTGGGATGGCGAACAGTGTGCGCAGTTGAACGTGATGCCTACGCCGCACAAGTTCTGGCGCAACGACAGAATGATGGAATTCTCGAAGCTTTCCCAATTTGGTCTGACATTACATCTTTTGACGGAAAAACATGGAGAGGAATTGTTGACGTTATATCTGGCGGCTTTCCGTGCCAAGACATCTCATCCGCTGGTAAAGGTGCAGGAATCGAAGGCGAACGTTCCGGGCTTTGGTCAGAAATGGCACGAATTATCGGTGAAGTACGACCTAGCTACGTGTTCGTGGAAAACTCACCAATGCTTGTTTCCAGAGGACTTACAAGAGTCGTCAGTGACCTTGCCGAAATGGGGTATGACGCGCAATGGGCACGTTTTTCAGCATCTAACTTTGGAGCGCCCCATATCCGTGACCGGATCTGGATTGTTGCCCACACCCAAAGCTTCGGATGCGAAGAGAATGGATTGTCCATCAGAGCGCAACAGGAAAAGCCCGTGTTTGGAATCAACAGTAAAGATGTGGCCAACACCAAAAGCATCAGATTGGAACAAGCGTGGAAATGTAAGTCCTCATCCGAGAAATGGTTTACCGGGTGCGGTCATGAACTTTCCGACACCAACTGCGAGCGATGCAAACAAGTGGAGCAACGAGTCTTTAGCCGAACGCAAAGCAAAAGGGCGTCAGATCCGTCTCAATACAGCAGTTTCACCAGAGGGTGGGAATGGTGGGCGCTTGAACCCGAACTGGGTAGAGTGGCTGATGGGGTGGCCAATCGGGTGGACCGACTTAAAGCCATTGGAAATGGACAAGTTTCAATCGTGGCAAAAAGCGCATTTGAATTTTTAGGGGAAAATCTATGAGTTTAGATGCAACCATTTGGGCTTGGAAAACCCGTCAAAAACAAAAGGTGGGTGGTGCATTAAAACCACTTAAAAAATTAGTCCTTCTTTCACTGGCCGATCGAGCTGGTGAAACTCATGAATGCTATCCAAGTATTGCTCGTTTAGTTGATGACACGGAAATGGACCGCAAGACCGTTTTAAAAATCATTGATGAGTTAATTGAAGACGGATTTATTATCGATACAGGTAAACGCGAAGGTAAAACTAAGCAGGTTAAAGTTTATCTTTTGATCGGAGTTAAGGGCCGTGAAACAGTCCCAACAACGGTACACTTTGATACAGGAGATGATGATTTAAACAGTCCCAACAATGGAACAGTTCCAACAACGGAACAGTTCCAACAATTCCATGAAACAGTCCCAACAATTCCGTTAAACAGTCCCAACGTTGGGACACGGAATCTTTTAAAGAATCTATCAATAGAATCTAAAAATAAAAAAACATGGTTGAGTTTGGAAAAACTTGGTGAGGAAATTCGTTTGGCAACTGATCAAGAAACTTACGAGCAGATTAAAAACGCAACTTGGTTCGATCGTGAGCTACGAGCATTTGAACTCTACAACGCCGAGAAGAATCTTTGTGATGAACTCATGCATTACCACTTTGCAGATTGGTTAATCAACGCATGTGGCAAATACCAAGCCCGTGAACAGATTAAAACTTCAAATACTGGAACACAGGTTCGAGTCCCGCAGGGGAAGTCAAACGTACTCACATCTAAACAAATTTATTCATTCGCTCAAAAACTTTCTGTTCATCCAGAGTTTGCAAGTAAATACGCCGAAGGTAATGAGAGCTATGAACAACTAGCTGCACGTATCGCACTGAAGCTTTCCGATCCTGAGCAACAGCAAAAGTTGATGCCATATCTTATTCAAGTTGGATTTCAACAGGGCAAAGGAGAGGCTGCATGACATCAATGAGCCTTGCTGAATATCGTGAATTATTTCCTATTCAGAAAAATAAAAAGCGCCGTTCAGCAAAGCAAACTCGTGAACCAAGTGTGGGAGAGAATTTATTAGCAACACATCTTAAAGCCTGCAAGATTAATTTTGAGCAGGAATACAAATTCCACCCGAAACGAAAGTGGCGGGCGGATTTTTTAATTACGGGTACAAAGATTTTGGTTGAAGTGGAAGGCGGTATTTGGAGTGGTGGACGTCATACAAGAGGCAAAGGTTATTTGGGGGACATGGAGAAATACAACGAAGCGGCAATGATGGGGTTTACAGTTTTGAGGTTCAGTACAGAGCAAGTTAAAGCAGGCGTGGCGATTAAACATATTGAGCAATTGGTGGGATGAAAATGAATATGCCAGTACAACACATTTTACAAGCGGTCGATTGGTCTAAGTATAGTTTTGAAGAGTGGTGTCGGCAGCTGGGAGCTTGGCTAAACGGTGATAGTGAAAAAATGGTCAGAATTGTGAAGACTATGCCGACGAAACGTATCACTCAAAAACATCGTGAAAAGCTAATGGCAATGTACATGAGTGATGAAACTTTGAAAGATCGTTTGTGTATTCGCCGTAAAGGTACTTGCTGTCAGTTAAACGATAATGAGGCACGTGCAATTCATAAAATTATTAATGATCTTGAATCAATAGAGGATGAGGTTGTTCAGGAATGGATAGGGGCAATCTGGTGGCATTACGTTATGGGTGAGTCTATTCGAGACATCGCAAAAAGTAATGATACTTACGGTTCACAAATCCAGCAGGACATTAAATGCGGTTTAGCTTTTATTAAATCGCGCTACCCACAATTTACAATTGAGAAATTTATAAAGATCGTAATAGTGGAAAATCATTCTTCTTGACTGTAAATACAGGGTATGGCATATTCGTGCTAACTTAGCGGTTTTATATTTAAATCGTCACTTTAAAAAAGGCTCGCATTTGCGGGCTTTTTAAATGTATTACTGTTACTTTATTTTTGGGTATGAATGTTTTTATGACGAATGAATCGATTATTACAGAAGCTAAAGGAAATATATTCACAGTAAAAAAATATATTGATGATCTAGAGCTATTAGATAGTGGAGTAATTCATTGTTTAAAGGATAGTGTTATTAAAATAAGAATAAATGATTTTGATTTAAATTTCATTTTGATTAAAGAACCTGAAGAAAAAAGACGTATAAGAATAAAAGAGCAATCAACTAATTTTGTAACAATAGAGTTTGTAAATTTCGACGAAAGTTTAGGGGCTGGAGTGTTTGAACCAACATCAATGCTTGTTATTAATGGAAAAGAAATATTTTTTACTTTCTTCATTAGAAGTTTGGACGAAAAACAGAAAGAATTTACATATTCACTTTTATTTAAGAATAAATAGAAAAGGATAGTGTTAGTGGATAATGATGTAGAAGTTACTTTAAATTCAAATAAATCTTTACAATTAGAAAGTCAATCTACTAATGATTCTACGACTATCAATGCCAAGCAATTTGAAAACTTAAAAATTGTAGGTAAGATCACTGAACAAATTGGTACGGGTGATGATGCGAAGCATTCAATTATATGGACCACAATTAGATGGTGTTTTATTATTGCTTCAGCAATAAGTTTAATCTTATTTATTTTTTTAGGTTTTGCTTATTACAATAATAATCAAAGTGAAATTGTTGAGTTAAAGAAATTTATTTTTAGTATTTGGTCTATTTTTACACCAATAATCACTCTAGCATTAGGGTATGCATTTGGTAAGGATTATAAATAAAGTCACTTAAATAAAAATATGACCCTCATCGGGGGGAGTATTGGATTAAATTTATGAAAAATAAAGTAGGCTTTCTTGTTCTTATTCGCCCCATACCTCCAGCATGGTTTTTAACTTATAATCTGATTCAATTATAATATTTTAGATAAGTAAATTTATGGAACGGGGAATACTTTTAGAAAAATCACTAAAAATGATCTTGGAACTTAAAAAAGAGATCATAAACAGCACAGTGATTGATTGCGGTCCACGATTAGATTTGGTTGAGCAATGTATTTATATTTCATTTGAGCATGGAATTGGGGTGAATACTTTATTGACATTAGATATGCCAATTCAAGCAATGGTTTTATTTCGATCTCAGTTCGAGTCAGTCGTAAGAGCTTATTGGCTAATGTTTTGTGCAACTAATCATCAAATATCTAAGTTAAGTTTTGGCTATACTTTTGAAGAGCAGTTTGTCAAAGATACATTTCCTACGTTAAGTGAAATGTTGGATATGCTGCAGAAACTTGATTTACCTGCTAAACCAGTAATTAATATGTTTGTTGAATTTAAAAAATATCATCTCAACCAACTGAACTCATTCGTTCATACAGGTAAACATACTTTTACTCGGAATGAGATGGGGTTTGATGAGAATCTTGTGATGACACTAATGAGACAATCTAATAATTTAATCACAGCTTCAGCACAAATAATGTTTGCACATACTGTTCCAGATAAACAGAAATTCATTCATTCATTGACTGGAAAATATCGGGATTGTTTCTTCATGCAAGAAGATTTAGATCCCAAAGTGAAAGCTCGAGTAGAAGATTATTTTACCTGAGTTTATGACTTTAATTATTACTGAATAGAGCCCCGCTAAATACCGATTATTGGCGGGGCTTTTTAGTTTTAATAGATAGGTTTGTTAACTCTCATTTTGTGAATATTGTGGCTGTATCTGATCCAAGCTATCTTCTGGATTCTTTTCACGAGTATGAGAGACTTGAGTATTTTCGATATGAACAATTCGGTCATACTCAACATCTTTTAGATGCTCTGGTGCCAATTCTGGATATGACTTATAAAAATGCATTTTAATATTTAGAGCATGATCAAGTAGAAAGGCGGATTCAATACTGTAGTATTGATCATTATCAAAATACTCATAAGTCGATTCTAATAATTCTTTGATTGAGTCATCAAGATTTTTAAGTTTTTCATTTATGAGATTTAAATCATTTGCAGATGGTTGTTTTTTCATTTCTTATCTCGCATTTATGAAAGATTTTGTACTGAAGTTTCCAGTACAAAATCTTAAAGGTCTATGGAATTATGGTAAAACAAAAATACCCGAACTGCGGCATCTATCAAAAGCAGCTTGACACTTCCAAGTTTCCTTAAGGCCTTGGAAGGCACCTACACCATTTCGGCAATTTTCATACTGTAAGCGGCAGTATTCATAATCACCAGCGGCTGGCTGAAGTATTTCTAAGAGACTTTTGGGTTGTTGTTTTTCCTCACTAGCAGTTGTCCCGAGGGATAAAGTTGCAAGGGTTATTGTTACTAAAAAAATTAATTTTTTCTTCATGTTAGATACTCTTTTAGTTAATTTTATAAATACCGAATGGATATTTTTACCATTTGGTAAATTTTTTATAATAGAAAATTATTAAGCATTAAAGAATATATATAAATATGTTGTAACTTCATCTTTAAATGTAAATACATAATATATTTGTTTTGAGATTGAAGGATGGAAGTTAAAGAGTACTTTTGGCTTACAAGAAAAAAAGAGCCCAAAACTAAACCTAAAAGTAGACCTCTGCCCAAAGCTAAACAAAATTATTTAGAAGCTGAAGAAGTCTTATTTCAGGAACTAGAAGAACATCGAATAGGATATCGCCGAAAATTTCAATTTGAATCAACTAAAAATTGGCGTTTCGATTTTTATATTGTGAAGTTGAATCTTCTTATAGAAATTGCTGGCAGTCCTTGGTCAGTTGGTCGAGGTGGGCGAAAAATTGCAAATGCAATGGGTAAATATGATCTTGCTTTGGATAAGGGGTATAAATTCGAACGTCTAGAGCCCCACCAAATTGAATCAGGTTACGCAATTAACTGGATTAAAAGTGAATTAGCGAGAATTGAAGATGGATCAGATCAGACCATTTCCTCCACAGGAGTTGATTGATAAAGCCGAAGAGGATGAGGCAATTAGATTAGCTCCCGCACCAGACTTAATGAATTGGGTGATCACAAACTTTTTAACTATTGGTGGGCCACTACATAATCCAGATCATGACCATATCGCTGAGCTGCTTCATGATAATGAAGAGTTTCTAGCTTGTGCATGGGCATCATCTGCATGTGTAGCTAAAAAACGCATGGTTCTAGGTCAATGCGAAAAGGTGTTGTTCAACCAAGGCGGGTGGAAGAAAGCTCGACAAGAACAGCAAATGCGTGATTGGTTTGGTTATGTGCCAACTTATCTCATCACTATAGACGCAAGTTATTGCGACCAAGCTACAGACCGAGACTTTTGCGCTTTAATCGAACATGAGCTTTATCATATTGGCGTTGAGCGTGATCAAGATGGCGAGCCTCTTTACAGTGATATGACTGGTTTGCCAAAACATTATTTGGCAGGTCATGATGTTGAAGAGTTTGTTGGCGTAGTAAAAAGATGGGGAGCGGATGAAAGCGTAAAGCGCCTACTAGAAGTGGCGAAGCAAGCGCCGTTTGTATCTGATGTAAATATTTCCAAGTGCTGTGGGACATGTTTAATAAGTTGAGCCGTTTGGCTCATTTTTTTTGCCATGTTTCCTTGACGTACCTTGACGGATAGAGAGAAATGGCGACATTAAACAAAAAGCAGAAACTCTTTATTGTACAATCGCTTGCTGTGTTTAATACCCCTCAAGAAACAGTAAGTCTCGTCAAGGAAGAATTTGACATTGACGTTTCGAGACAGCAGGTAGAGTCATACGACCCTACAAAGTTTGCTGGTAGAGACTTAAGTAAGGAGCTCAAAGAATTTTTTGAAAAAACTCGGGAAGAGTATTTGAGTCAACCACTAAATAAAATTAGTGGAGCAAATGACATTGTTCAGTTGAAGATTTTAAGTGATTTGCTTTGGACTAAAAAAAACAATGTGACCATGACAATTAAGATTGTGGATCAAATACAAAAGATCATGAAGGGGTTTTATGACAAGAAGGGGGAACAAGCTAATAAAGGTAATCCTGAAGCAAGCCAGACTAAAGCTGAAGTAGAACTCGAGATCAAAAAGCTTGAACTCCAAAAGCTACAGCGTGAAGTGAACCCTCCTGAGTATCGACCACCTGAAGAGGATTACAAGCTTGTGCTGAATCCTGATGAGGAGATACCAAATGAGCCAATTCTTTAATCCTCCTGAAGGTTCGGTTCAACTAACACCTAAACAGGCAAATATCTATTTATGGGGCTGGCAAAAAGAAGCCCGATTCCGTGATGCTGTTTGTGGACGCCGTTTTGGAAAGACCTTCTTGGCCAAAGCGGAAATGCGCAGAGCCGCAAGACTAGCGGCTAAATGGAATGTTTCTGTCGAGGATGAGATCTGGTATGCAGCGCCTACATTCAAGCAAGCGAAACGGGTTTTCTGGAAAAGATTAAAACAAGCAATTCCAGCATCATGGCGAGCTGGTAAGCCAAATGAAACTGAATGCTCAATTACTTTAAGAAGTGGTCATGTTATCCGTGTTGTAGGTCTGGATAATTATGACGACCTTCGTGGATCTGGCTTATTTTTCTTAATTATTGATGAATGGGCTGATTGTAAATGGGCGGCATGGGAAGAAGTACTTCGCCCTATGCTTTCTACATGTAAATATGTGGTAAATGGAGAACAAAGGGTAGGTGGTCATGTTTTAAGGATTGGAACACCCAAAGGCTTTAACCATTGTTATGACACGTTCATGGATGGGCAGCCAGGGCATGAACCGGATTGTAAAAGCTTTTCTTATACATCCCTACAAGGGGGAAATATTCCTGAGTCTGAGATCATTGTTGCTAAACGCAAGATGGATCCCAAGACATTTAGCCAGGAATATGAGGCAAGCTTTGAAAGTTACCAAGGCGTTATCTTCTATTGCTTTAATCGGTTACTCAGTGCTTCTACAGAGACAGTTCAGGTAAATGATGTATTACATATCGGGATGGACTTCAACGTTACCAAGATGTCTGCTGTTGTATATGTTCGCCGTGGTGAGCAAATGCATGCTGTTGATGAGTTCGTAAATCTTTTTGATACACCAGCAATGATTGAAGCTATTCAAGAACGATATCCTGATCATGAAGTTGCAGTTTATCCTGATGCTTCAGGTGAGAATCGTAAGTCGAGCAATGCAAGTGAAACGGATCTAGCTTTGCTCAGAAAAGCAGGATTTAAAGTTCATGTGAATAACAGAAACCCTGCTGTTAAAGATCGCATCAACTCAATGAATGGGATGCTCTGCAATACTTTCTCTGAGCGTAGACTCTTTGTGAACGTTACTAAATGTCCGCACTTTGCTAAATGCTTAGAACGACAAATTTATGATGATTATGGCCAGCCTGATAAAAAGTCAGGGTTTGATCATATGAATGATGCAGGAACCTATCCAATCGCTTATTTATTCCCGATCGACAAGAAATCTGTTGGAGTTCGTAGGATTCGCGGAATGTCTTAAACAACGCACCTTTTTAGGTGCTTTTTTATTGGTGTTTTTATGGCAGTTACTGATAAAAATCCGCAGTATATTGCTGCACAAAAAAGCTGGTTGGTTATGCGTGACGCCGTTGCCGGTGAAGAGCAGATTAAACAGGCACAAACCAAGTATCTTCCTAAATCAGCAGGAATGATTGAGGCAGAGAAGCAGGGCGATACTACTGGAGAGATTTATAAAGCATATCTAAGTCGTGCTCAGTATCCATTATGGGTTCAAGATTCTCTTCGTACGATGATTGGTCTGGTTTCTAAGCTTGAACCTAACATCGTAATTGAAAGTACTTTATTAAAAGGGCTTATAGAGAATGCTACGAATGACGGATTTAGGTTAAAACAGCTTTTTATCCGTATTTGCCTAGAGTTACTGGAATATGGCCGTTGTGGCTTGCTGGTAGATGTAGATGCTAAAGGCGTGCCTTACTTCGCGCTTTATGATGCTTTATCCATTATTAACTGGAAGGAAAACAGTATTGGTGGCCGTAAGGATCTAAAGCTGTTAGTGCTCGAGGAGCAGTTTGATAATAGCGAAGATGAATTCGGACATGATACTAAAACGGTCCACCGTGTTTTAGCTATGCAGGAAGGTGCTTTAACAGTCCGTTTATTTGATGGTTCTAATGTGGAGGATAAAACTCCGGATCTCGGCGGTAATCAGCTTTCATTCACGCCGTTTGTTTTCTGCGGTACCACTGATAATTCTCCACAAGTTGGTACGGTACCATTGCTTACCATGGCAAAAGCAGCACTTAAGTACTACCAGCTCAGCGCGGACTATTTTCAGTCACTTCATCACACAGCACATCCTCAACCATGGATTAATGGTTTAGACGGGGATGAAGATGATGATATTAGTGTTACAGGTGTTATGGCTGTCTGGAGTCTACCTAAGGAATCACAATGCGGTTACTTAGAGATTTCTGGAAATGGTATCGAACTGACAAAGAGTGAAATGGATGCCCAGAAGAATGCAGCATTAGAAGCCGGTGCAAAGGTCATCGATACCAATACACAAGAATCAGGTGAAGCTCGCCGTGCACGTCAGGATGACCAGCATGCAAGTCTACATAGTATTGTGACGTGTGCAGCTGCTGCTATTGAGCAGGCAATCAAATATGCTGCCCAATGGTTAAAGCTGGACCCATCAAAATACTCTTTTACAGTGGAGCCTGAGTTTATTGTTCAGCAATACGACATCAATCTTGCTAAACAACTTTATGAAGGTGCTTTAGCAGGGAAGAATTCATTCCAGACATATTGGGAATATATCGCCACTGGCAAGCTACCAGCTCATGATTTTAAGGAAGAATTAAAACGGGTTGAAGGTGAGCGGGATAGTATGCCGCTTTAGAGGTGTTAAATGGCTTCATATACTGAAAAATCCTTGATTGAAGTTCTCACTCAACACCAGGCGTATTTATACCGAGCTTCTTCTCAATCAGTTAATGAATTATTAAAAATCTTCAATGATGAGTCGGCTTTAATGCTGGCAAAGCTTAGAGATTTACTTGATGAGTTAAATGATTTAGAAAAGGTTGCTCTTGCTGGTGGCCAGTACACAACGACAAACCTAAAAGAGATTCGGGATTTAATCTCTCAATGGTTTGCTGCAATAAATACTTCATTGCCAGAAGCCTTCGCCGTATCTGCTACAGCATTGGCTGTATATGAAGCGAATTACACAGCTAAGCTATACGGTGGCAAGATCAGAAAACCTAACGGTGAAAAGCTATATTCAGCAGCTAGAAAGGTTCCGTTGGTTGGTGGTGCTCTAGTTGATGAACTTCTATCTAAAATAGCTGAAAGCGCCCGCCAGAAAGTTGAATATGCGATTCGCGATGGGATTGGTTCAGGTAAAACGAATCAACAAATTGTACAGCGCATTGGCGGTACTAAACGCCTCAATTATGAAGATGGAATCCTAACTAGCACTAAGTCTGATATCGATCGGACGGTGAGGACTGTACGTAGCCACGTGGCCAATCAAGCTTATCTTAATAGCTTCAACCAGATTGGTTTTGAATATGTCCGATTGGTTGCAACGCTGGATGGAAGAACATCAAAACTATGTGCATCTTTGGATGGTTCAGTTTGGGAGATAAACGACCCAGCAAAACGGGTACCGCCGTTGCACCCGAATTGCCGCAGTATTCTGGTACCAGTTGAAAAAGACTGGAAGCTTCCAGGCGAACGTCCATTTGTCATGGATGAGCGAAAGGTTAAGGATATTCCGAAGGATGAGCGTAGTCAGTTAATCGGTCAGTTGGATGCTAATACCACATTTAGAGAATTCTTTAAAAAGACAGATGACTTTTTTCAGAAAGAATGGCTGGGGCCAAAGCGGTATAAGCTCTACAAAGAAGGAAAATTTGATTTTGAAAAGTTCTTTGATCCAGATGGACGGCTTTACACATTGGACCAACTTCGTAAGTTGGATGAGCAGAAATTTAAGGAGTTGGGCTTATGAGTGATTCAAGACATTTAGTTCTTAAGCGTCATCCGACCTTAAAAGGTTATTTAGTTGTTTGTGATGAAGAAACAGGTTTGCCATTAGCTGGTCAAAGAGCAGTACAGATGAACAGTAATGCTAGTGATGGACCAGCCACAATAACAGTAACTTTCGAAGCTTATGGTGTTAATGGTATTCGCTTAGTAAGCGATGAGCCTAGAACCCTTCCTACAAAGGAAACGTAGCTAAAGGTACTACAAATGACTGAAAAACAAATCAACATGTCAGATGCTCAATATATTTTGAGTACAAAGAACATACTAATTCCATTTCTTCGAATCAAGATTTCAAGAGCCATGGCAATTTACGGGTATTCATTCGAAAGAATGAAAGCATTAACCATCCTTTAAGTAAAACTTAACTTTAACCGTAGCACCTTAAGGTGCTTTTTTTGTGAGTATGAAAATGACCAAAGACGTAACAGAGCAAGAATTATCCGAAAAAGCCGTAGCGCCTCGAGTAACTAAAGCCCAAATTGATGCATTAATGGAACGTGTGACATATACGGTTGAGCAACGTCCAGGTGGTACAACGTCTACTTTTGTGCATGCATTTTTAGATGGAAAGTTTTTTCTAGCTTCGGGTTTTAGTGCATGTGTGAATGCTGAAAACTTTGATGCAGAAATTGGTGAACGTATGGCTCGAGGTAATGCAAAAAAGCATGCTGAAAATAAGCTGTGGGAACTAGAAGGCTACCGTTTATTTGCATCTAGTTTTTAAATTTTACTTTGAATTATAGCGTCCTTAGGGGCGCTTTTTTAATGCCTTGAGATAAGGCTTTTTCCGAAATCAAACGAGAGGTTTGAACATGTCATTGCCATTTATTGTTGATTCACTTGATGCCATCAAAGAAGAGCACCGAGCACTATATGTCGAGGAAAACGGGAAGTTTCGCCTCGATTTAGACGGCTATGAAGATCCTAAGGGCTTGAAAACAGCACTTCAAAGCGAGCGTGATGCTGCTAAGACTGCAAAACAAGAACTCCAGAAACTTCAAAAACAATTTGAAGGGATTGATCCTGAAATTGTTAAAAAGGTCTTTTCTCAGATCGATCAAGATGAAGAAGCTAAATTAATCGCTGAAGGCAAGATTACCGAAGTGATTCAGAAACGTACCGAGAAGATGCGTGAAGAACATGAACGGGTACTTAAAGCCGAAAAAGACCGAGCTGACAAAGCAGAAGCTTATGCAAATAAGTTCAAAGAGTCAGTAATCCAAGGGCAAATCATTCAAGCAGCTGTAGAGCTTGAAGCTTTACCTGAAGCAACAGCAGACATTGCATTTTTAGCTAAATCAAAGTTTGCATTAGATGAAAACGGCAAAGCGGTTGCTGTTGATGAAAACGGCGAAGTGATTATTGGCAAAGATGGCCAGACAGCATTATCGCCAAAAGAGTGGGTTGAATCTCTACGTGAGCAAAAGCCGTACTACTGGCCTAAAGCAAATGGTATGGGGGCACCTGGTAGTGCCAATACAAAAGGTCAGGTCGACATTCTTAAACCAGATGGTTCGGTGAACTTAACCAAATTGGCGCAATTGCGAAATGAAAATCCGCAACTAGCAAAAGAGTTAGCGGCAAAACACGGTATTAATCTTTAAGGAGTTAAGCTAAATGGCTGATACGAAAATTGCTGATGTAATCGTACCTGAGTTATTCACTCCGTACGTATTAAATAAAACTGCTGAAAAGTCTGCTTTATGGCAGTCCGGTATTGTTGGGGATCTTGAAGAGGATGTTGCTTTTGGAACTAAGGGTGGTACTACGGTCAATATCCCTTTCTGGAATGATTTAAGTGGTGAATCTGAGGTCCTCTCTGATCAAAAGCCCTTAAGTGTAAACAACATCACTTCGGGTCAAGATATTGCAATTTTACATGCACGTGGTAAGGCCTGGGGTGCTAACGATCTGGCAAAAGCTTTATCTGGTGATGATCCTTTAGGCGCTGTTGGTGATTTGGTAGCAGATTACTGGGCACGTGAGTTTCAAGGTTTTACTGTGAATACACTTAAAGGTGTGTTCGGTGCAGCAAGCATGGCAAGCAACGTTCATGATATTTCAGCAGGAACAGGGGGCGCAGCTGTTATTGATGGACATTCTTTTGTGGATGCATCTTACAAACTCGGCGATGCAGTCGATAAACTAACTGCGATTTCAATGCATTCGTTCACTATGGCTGCTTTATCTAAGCAGGGCTTAATTGAAACAGTGCGTGATGCTGATGGGGTTTTACTTTATAAAACTTTCATGGACCGCCGTGTGATTGTTGATGATGGCATGCCAGTAGAAGGTGATGTTTTTACTTCATTCTTGTTTGGTCAAGGTGCAGTTGGTTTCCAAGATATTGGGGCGCCGGTTGGTGTAGAAACAGACCGTGACAGCCTTGCTGGTACTGACATTCTTATTAACCGCCGTCACTTTGTGCTACATCCTCGCGGTATTAAGTGGGCAGGCGATACAGGTATTGCTCCTAATAACGCTGGTCTAGCAACAGCTGCAAACTGGGAACGTGTTTACGATCCTAAGCAGATCCGTATTGTGGCATTCAAACACAAGATCAAATAACTAATAGGCGGGCTATCCCGCCTTATTTTTTGGAGATCCTCAGATGGGCCTTTCATCATTTAACCGAGCACGGGAAAGACAACAAATGACAGAAGCGAAAATTAATGAGCTTGAAGAGCAGCTGGCAACATTGAAAGGCGAATTTATTGCTTTTCAGAATAATCCTGAAGCAATGAAAGCGCGAATTGCCGAGCTTGAATTGGGAGCAGGTAAACAAAACCCTGAAGGTGACAATCAGCAAGCTCAAGACAACCAAAACGCTGGTGATGACCAGGTGCAACCAATTAACTATGCAGGACTTAAAGTTGACGAGCTAAAAGCTGTGTTAACTGAAAAGGGTATTGTATTTGAATCAGGTGCTAAAAAAGACGAGTTGTTAGCACTTCTTCCAAAGGAATAATCCATGAGCTTTATCACTGAACAAGAAGCGATTGAACATGTTGAAGGCTTTGATGCTTTATCTGCCAGTGATAAGGCTCAATACCTTCAGATGTCAGAAGCTTATCTATTAGCGCGTAATGTTAAACCTTATGAAGATGCCACTCTGGTTCCTGAGCCTTTAAAAACTGCCTCTTATCAAGTCATCAAGGGCATTATGAAAGGGGATCTATATCAAGGGCAGGAACAAGCATTAAAGCGTAAGAAAGTAAAGGCCGATACGGTTGAGACGGAAAAAGAATATCAAGACGGATCGGTAAAACTAACGGCAACTGAGCAGTTTATTCTTGATTTGATCAAACCCTATTGCAAACGCAAATCTGTATTTTTTGTCAGGAAAATTTAATGGGCTTACGTGACGAAATTCAGGCAGATATTGCTGAAGCACTTAATGACGATTTGGCGGACGCCGTGCATACCTTTACATGTGAGCGAGTCACAAAATCAAATTGGGATCCTAAGACAGAAACTTATATTGAAGTTAAAGAAAATTATTCTGGACGTGGTGTTTTATTCGGCTCATACAGTCAATATGAGATCCAGACTCTTGGAGTACTGGCCACAGATAAGAAAGCGACCGTACTTCAAAATGAAGTGACCATAGCCCCAAAAATTGATGATGAATGGGTAACAGGTTTAGGCTCATTCAGAGTTATTCATATTCAACAGGATCCAGCAGAAACTATTTGGAAATGCCAGTTGAGGAAAATATAGGAAAGATTCTATATAATTAGGCTCGAAATATAGGAGTTCTTATGAATAAGAAATTTTTACTATGGAGTATAATTTTATTATCAGGTTGTTCATCTGTTAATAATCCAGTGAAGCAAGAATTAACTCCCACTAATATCTCGGATGCGTATAAAGAAATCTCTGAAATCAAGGATTACAAATCTCGCTTATTTTTAAATTATGCAAAAGAAATAAAAACAAAATACCCCGAGATGAAGACGTCAACTTATGGTCGTCCAATGTCTATAAGATTTAATCCTGTAAGTTCAGATTACTATTATGAGCATAAAAATGACAAAAAATGGTTAAATTTTTATCTATCACAGAGTTTTGATGAAAAAATATGGAGAGATCTTTATGTATATTCAAAACATTCAGGAAATTATCAAGCATCTAAAGATGAAGCTATTAAATATTGTAAAGAAATTACTTCACTTATCTCTCCAAGCTTCAGCATTGTAATAGACAAATTAAGTCGTGATTTAGAATTAAAAGAAAAGAAAGGATCTGTACGAGCACTCAGTACTTTCAGTGGAAGTTTTAATATCTTGTTAAATGGTGAGGAGTTTGATGAAGGTGGGCCCTTTATATGCAATATTACTCAGTTTGAAGATAGTTAGGCTACTGAAAAAAGATAGCTGAATTGACTGATTTTCTATTAATTAAATATCCTTTTATAAATTTAATGAAATTATATGGCTACAACTACCCATAGCACACTTTATATTTCTCGTACAAGCAATTACGAGGGCGATGGAACTGACGATAAAGAAGAATTTATTGAGACATGTAATATTCATTTTAAAGATCTGTTTAAAGATCAAAAAGCCATCTCTACGCTTTCTGAAACTGAAAAAAAATACTTTGATAAATGTGTTTCAGCTTCAAGTGATAAATATGCTGCTGAAGAGGTTATTTATGATCTTGGAGTTAGTTTTGCGATACTAATTGTGTTGCTGGGTATAGGCTGGGGATTCTATGAGGCGAAAAAATCTTTAAATACCCCAATGATACTTAATCCCAAGGAAAATCCTGAGAATGATGCCAATAGAGATTATATTTCTGACGGGATTATCATAGTCTTTATTTCCGTAATTATTGCTGCATTTATTTATCTAATATTTAGTTTTGTTTCTGGTATATGGATATCGATTAAATATTAAAGTTTCGAGCAAGGCGGATACGGAACCAAAATGTATTAGGAAACTAAATTGTAGTATTAATTTATGGATATAAGCTTAAACCCACTTCGGTGGGTTTTTTAATGGGTGCAAGTTAGGAGTTTAGATGATAAGTACAGATTATGTTCCTTTATGGCATATCTCACCTTTTCAACATGTGCATTACACGTTGGCTCGAAATCAAATCCATATGGATCTACTGTTTGATGATATGAATCACGTAGATCAGTTTCTTTCCGTTGAAGGCGCAGCAGCTCAAGTTGATTATTATTTTGATGGTGCTTATGCAATTGTTCAGCTTGGTGATACTTCAGAAAGAAATCCCATAGAAGTCTATGGACTGCTTTTGCATGAAGCTGTTCATATCTGGCAAATAGTAAAACGGCGAATGGGTGAGCGCGAGCCAAGCGTAGAGTTTGAAGCATGTTCGATTCAAGCAATCGCTCAAGACCTTTTTGAAATGTATGAAGAAAGTGAGAAAAAGCATGGGATGGAAGGGGAAAAAGCCGACTGATTTTATTTTTGACGTGACTAAATCAGAAGAAGATAAAGTTAAGAAAATTACCATGGATGCTATTCAATCTTTAGTAGTTTTAAGTCCCGTAGATACAGGCGCCTATCGTGCTTCACATATCGTTTCAATTGGATCTGGTGACTATGGTATACGTGGGCCTGAAACAAATGCTATTCAGGATGCAGCAATTAAAGTAGTTAAATTTAGATTAGGTAATTTGGTATATATCCAGAATAATCAGCCACATGCAGAACCTTTGGAGAAAGGGTGGTCTGATCAAGCTCCGCATGGTACTTACAACATTACTTTTACGTATATTGGTCAAAAATATGGTGGTTAATATGGCAATGACTTTAGAGCAGACCAGGCAAGCAATTATCGACCGCATGCAAAGCTTTACAGGTATTGCACAGGAAAGAATCCGGTATCCAAATGCTCCAGGCTTTAATGTTCCAACAAAAGGTGTATGGTGCCGTTTAACAATTGCAGGTGGTCCAAGTTTTACATCAGGCATTGCCGATAAACCATGTACCCGCCGTACCGGTAATATCACTATTCAATGCTTTGATCGATTACATACTGGAGAGAAAGCTTTAACAATTCTTAGTGATGCTTTGCTGGCACATTTTGAATATTTCTCAATCGAACATTTAGAGTGTTTGAATGGGCAATCCACTTATGCGGGTAAAGATGCCGACTTCATTCAGTATAATGTGAGCATTGGGTTTAAGGTGAATTGATATGTCATGTATGCTGACTTTAGAAGAAATCGAAATTAAACGGCAAGAACTGGAACGACATCTTGAGGATGTTATGTCTGTAGAGCTGAGCAAATGGCAAAGTGAAAATAAGCTATGTGTTTCTGATGTGAATATTCGATTGGCAAACGTTCAGTGCATAGATGGCCCCAAACATAATATCGTTACTGGAGTAAGTGTTGATCTAGATTACAAACCCTAATTCTCTTTAATTAAATGACCGCTTACAGCCGGTTTTTATATCTTATCCACTACCACCTCATCGGTGGTTTTTTTATGTCTATAGGAATCACTTATGAGCAATTTTGTTTTTAAGCGTGGTGACACATTCAACTTAAATTTGCAGCTCGTTGATATAGATGATGCACTGCAATACCCACCTGATGATGTACGCCGTGCAATTGATCTGACGAGTTATACCTTTACATCTCAAGTCAAAACTTTGGAAGGCACTGCTGTGGGTACATTAACTTGTGCTGCATTAAGTCAGAGCACTCAGAAAGGTTGGCTGAATGTGAAGTCAGGAACAAGCACTGCGGCTTGGCCTTTGGGATTAGTGCAAATGGATATTAAAGCAGTGGTGAGTGGTACTACACAGCATACCGAGACTTTGACATTCCAAGTGATTGATGGAGTAACTGCGTAATGGCCAATCTATTATTCAAGTTTAGTTGGGGTCATCGGCCTTTCCCATATAACTCAGCGCAAGGTAAGCGCCAGTTTATGTTGCCGTTTGCTTCCGGTATTCCAAACTTAACACCAAATTTTTCTCAAATTCAAAATATTCCTACGAGTAATCCTGCATCTCGAACAGTCGGAACAAGCGCTGGTAATGTAATGGAAGTTGGAGCATTCGGCCTTGGTGGTGTTATGGCCGCTGGTTCTAGTGCTTATGCATTAACAGAAACCGATGCGACAGATTACCCAGCAGGCAATGGTTTTGCTTGGTCTAATACTACAGCTTCAGAGACAATCCCTGCATATTGTTGTGGATTGACCATGACCCGAGGTGCTGGAGTACACGCTCAGATTTTAGCCGCACCAAGTAGTCATGAAATTTACCATCGGGTAAGACACTCGAATGTTAATTCAGGTGCATATTCACTTTATAAAATGTGGACGCAGAAAAATACGACTGTTGATGGCAATGGATTCATTAAATCAGCTTCACCGATTGTTAAGTTATTTAATGATCATATCGAATTGAATACAGAGGCGGAAAAGCAGCCAATAACATTTGAGTTGTTGGGAGTCGGCAATTACCTCATTAAGGGCTCACTTGGTTTTGCTCAAGAAGGCTGGTACGTGGAAGTTCCTAAAGATGCCAATGGAAATACTGTTGTTGCTGTTGCTTATGAAACCCTAGAGAACGGTGATATTTCAATTAAGACTTATAAGCGTAAGTTTGATATTGAGCTTGCAGCAGTCGTTGCGGACCTAAGTAGTCCTCTTGATATTCCAGAAGGCCGTTGGATCGATATTCGTTTACATGAAGAGCCTGAGCCAGAATTTGAAGAAACAATGAGCGAGACACCAGTTCAGTTTCAGCCTACCAACTTATCTGAAGCAGTTGCTGCGGCCATGAATGGAGTTGAACCAACAGCAATCTCAGAGACAGATGAATCACTTTAACAACCCGCTAATTTAGCGGGTTTTTTAATGCCTAAATTTTGGAGAACCATAAATGAGTTCAGGCGCAAAAATTCGATTATATGCTTGTGAAGAAGCCGTATTAGGAACCACTCCAGCTAACCCAGTCTGGTACACCGTTCGCCGTGTTACTGATAGTTTGACTGAAAATGTAACAACTGAAGATAGCAGTGAAGTAGTTGATTCACGTTTTCGCCAAGGTGCTGTTGTAACGGAAGCCGAAGTAACTGGTCAACTAGAGTTTGAATTATCACTCGGTACCTTTGACTTATTCTTAAATGTTCTTGCTTTCAATAACTGGGCTGCAAATGCTTTAAGTTTTGGTGGTGGAGTACGTAAGTCTCTTACCTTGGTAAAAGTCTATGAAGATATAGGTCAAGTCTTTATTTACCGCGGTATTCAAGTGAATACAGGTGAAATGACGATCCAGACCACAGGCAAAATCACTGGTAACTTTGGTTTAGTAGGTAGCTCATTTACGCGACAGCAGGTTAATCCTGTTACCAATCCTATTCCAGCATCCACTCGCCCTCTGGTGAGTATGCCGAATGTTGAAAAGCTACTTATTAATGGCCAATCAATTCAGGGTAAAGCTTGTCTGCAGACGCTCACCATCAACTTTAGTAATAATCTGGAAGCGATCCGTTGTATCGGTTCAGGTAAGTACACGCCTGAGTTCTACTTAGAAAAAATGATGGATATTGGTGTAAATGCCAATTTCATGTTCTCAGCAACATCGGCAGCTTGGATTGATGCAATCAAGACTCGTGATGTATTCACGTTGTCCTTTGATATTACCGATAGCAAGGGAAGTAAGTACTCATTTAATTTCCCGCAACTTGAGGTTAAGGAAGTGAACCACCCGGATGGTGGTGGAGATGACATTATCACTATAGACATCAACTTTGCCCAAGTCCGCACAACTCCAACGATTGTGCGTGCTCTTGTGTAATCCAAATTGATTAACCTTAAAGCCTATGTAGTTCCATGGGCTTTTTATTTCTTAAATTTTAGAGGTAGGTATGGCTTTAAAAGTCGGAATTATTCAAAGCTCAGAAGTGTCTAAATGGTGTGAGTTTAAAGGCATAGATGGTCAAGTGCAGGCAGAGTTTAAAGTCCGTGGTATCGCATATAAGCCTTTTCAGGTAGCCATTGAGCGTGCAGGTAATCAAATCTCATCTAAAGGTTATGACGTGATGGCGAACGATCCATCGGCAAAGCTGTACCATGAGCTTTTGATGGATGCTTGCGCAGCTCACTTAATTGAGGACTGGAAAGGTGTGGTATTTGCACAAGTTGTTGATGGAAAGACTGTAGAAACTGAAATGCCTTATACACCAGAGAATGCTTCAAAATTACTGAATATGGGCGACATTGGTATTTCAATCTGGTTATTCGTGAAAGAACAAGCACAAAAGATCCAGGAAGAAGCTGATAAAGAAAAGGCTTTAATTCTGGGAAAGTCATCGAGCTCTACAAATACCAAAAATCGTATGCGTCGAAAACGCCGCACGAAATCGAACAAATCAAATTCTTAGGTGGACATATCCCAGATCCACCAGAATATTCTTATGCAGCTGATTCAATTCTTGCGGCTTTTAGCACGATTATCAGATCTAGACGATATGAGCAGGGCATTCCGCTATGTTTAGATCAGCAGGCTATCAATGTCTATGCTGAGCATAATGATTTGCCTGTTGATGCTCATATCTTTAATGACTGTATTTTTGCTTTGGATAATCTTTTTGTGACTGAGCTACATAAAAGAGTACATAAAATTTGAGATTTAAATTTTAAGATCTTAAAGATGGTAAATATCTTAATCCCATCTTTAAGACCTTATTAAATAAGGTTATTTTAATTTACTCTCTTTATCTTCTTGATTAATAATTTGAATATCTTCTAATTTAACTAATTTTGTAGTTTGTTCTTTGTTAACCGCTATACATGCTTCTTTATTACAGATATTAGTTAATCGAAATGTATCCTTAACGTTACTTTCTTTTTCATCAATTTTTGGAAAATAATTAAAACTTGTCTTGGCAATATTGAGTTGAGGATCGAAACTTCTCTTAAAGTTATTTTCAGCATCTTGAAATCCAGTTTTCTGTAGATTCATACCTACACGAAACATTGATAAAATAATTAAAACAATACCAATTAGGAAAAAATAATATATTCCTAATCTTAGTACAATATAAGAGCCAAGCTCTCTATTGTCGTCGCCATAAATAGTATTTTTAATTTGAGAGAAACTCATTTTGTTTTTATATAAAAAATTTTGTGTGAATAAATAGGGTTTTGTTTTAGATAATCTAAATTTACTTGTTTCAGTAGTATGTTCCTTTTTTTTGATTAAAAGGGAGTGGCGGGGATGGGAAGAAAGATACTTATATTTAACTCTCCTTTTGCCATGAAAGATTGGGTATAAAAGAAAAATAATTGCAGCTACAATTGCTGTTGTCATGCAATTGATAGCATAACTTGCATCTCTACTAGTAAAACCAGATAGAAAAGCAACAAAAATTATAAACACTATGAAGTACAAAAATTTATCAATACCAACAATAAGTCCATCTATTAAAGTCATTGGAATGGTCATTTCAAAAAAACTTATTGAAATACCAAAATAATCTGAATATCCGTAATTATACCAATAGCCACACCAAAATAAGAATGAGGTAGTAAGAGTAATTAGTATTGCAGTATCTATATTAAAGCTAAATTTCATAATATTGTTCACTTCAAATATCTAAAAAATATAAATATCTATTTATATCGAATTCTATAATTAGTGTTAGGTTTTAAAAAGTGCTTTTAGATTATTAATTCCCTAACTCGCGTAAGCGGGTTTTTTATTGCCTAGAGGAAAGTAAAAATGGCACAAGAATCCCGTCTGGTTATTGTTATTGATTCGCAAAATGCTGAACGTAATGCGCGTAATCTAGGCAATGAACTCGATAGCATTGAGCGCAAAGGTGATCATGCATCAAAATCTATGGATGGCTTATCAGTAGCCACACGTGCACTAGCTGGATATATGACAGGTTTGGTTACTGTGAGTGCAGCCGTTTCTAAAATGGATATTTACACAGGGCTTCAGAACCGACTTAAGTTAGTTACAAATGGTCAGGTTGAGCTGAATAAAGCAACAGAAGATACATTCCGAATTGCTCAAAAAACCTATTCGGCTTGGGATTCTGTCTTACAGGTTTACCAACGCTTTAGTGATAATGCGAAGACACTAAACTTGACCATGGATGATACAGCTCGCTTGACAGAGACTGTGTCGAAAGCTGTAGCAATTAGTGGCGCAAGTGCAGCGGCTGCCGATGCCGCATTAGTGCAGTTTGGTCAAGCCTTGGCAAGTGGAACATTGCGGGGTGAAGAACTTAACTCTGTAATGGAGCAAACCCCAGCATTAGCTAAAGCAATCGCACAGGGTATGGGTATTACTGTGGGGGAACTAAGATCAGTAGCTGCTGAAGGAAAAATCACATCACAAGAGATTGTGAAAGCACTCCGAAATGTGGAAAAAGATGTTGATGCTCTCTTTGCTAAAACAGATATTACAATTGGTCAATCATTAACCCTTCTTAACAATGAAATTACTAAGTTTGTAGGTGAGTCAGGGAAGGGTTCAGGCGCTGCACAAGTATTAGCTGGCACTATACAGACCTTAGCTGGTAACTTGGATGTTTTAACCTCTGCAATGATGGTTGGGGGAGCATATTGGTTAGGAACATATATTCCGGCAATCTATGCTTCTGGAGTAGCAGTTGCAGCAAAAACCAAAGAGTTAGCAGCACAAACAGCGGTTCAATATGCAGCAATCCAAGCTGAACGTGCTGCGGCAGCACAAGAAGTCATAAGTGCTCAAACAGTAGTCGCAAATACTCAAGCAACTTTAGCTGCCATTTCTGCTGAGAAAGCATTAGAAGTACAGCGACTAAAGTCTCAAATTACAGAGAAGGGTCGAACAGCTACTATAACTCGAATGGCTGAGCTGAAGAAAATTGAAGCTCAAGTTACACAGGAATTAACTGTGGCTGAAGGTGCATTGGCGGCAGCTCAAGCTAAATCGGCTACCGCTGGTGCTACATCTGTTGGCATTGGTTCACGTCTACTTGGTTTGCTTGGTGGGCCAGTGGGAATAGGTATTACCGTAGCAAGCTTGGCTGCCGGTTATCTCTTGATGCGAAATAATGGTGATAAAGCCAACGATATGCTTGAAAAGCAATCCCGTTATGCAGGTATGGCGGCTGATGAGTTGATGAAACTTGAAGGCGCTCAAAAGCGTGCAGCTGAAGGGGAACTCACCAAACAACTTAATTTGCAAAATTCACAGCTTCAGAAATCACAGAATGAGTTTTTGATACTGACTCAATCTATTGCTGATAACAATAAGCAAAGTACTGAAGCTTATCGAATTTGGGCGGAGCTAAAAACAGGTGTAATTGACGTCAATCAAGCTTTTAGCAGATTGAACCAACTTTCTTTTATTAGTTCAGATCAGATTAATCAATTGACTGATAGCAAGAAGAAAGTGGATGAGAACTCGAAGGCAGTCAAACAAACCAACACTGAGTTAAATCAGGTTAGGGCATCGGGTGCGAATGCTAAGGCTGGTTTTAATGATGTAAGCCAAGGTGCTAAGGGAGCTATCCAAGATGTCACTGAGTTAAATAAAAAGCTAAAAGATATCAACAAGTCTCTTACTGAGCGTAAGTGGGATGCGGCTTTCAAAACAACACTGATCAAAAAATATGGTAGATCAGTTGAAGAAGCAGAATTGTTATTGCAAACATATCGAGAAAACCAGAAAAAGGGATATTCTGGAGTTACTGTTGAGCAAGACAAAATAATTAAAGGGATTTTGGCGCAGGAAAGCGCCCTTGAGGCTCTTGTAAACAAGGATAAGGCACGCACCAAAGAGCTAGAGAAACAAGAGAAGGTTAGTAAGCGTCTAGTCGGCATTTCCGGTAAATCTGGTATTGGTACAGGACCACATCTTGATGTTCGTTATGGCGGTTCAATGTCTGGCCAGAAAGTCTCTAATGAGCATCTAGCCCGATTGCAGGCAGGTGGTAAACCATTATCCTCCTATAAAATCAGTTCTAATTATGGTCCACGAAAAGCCCCTACCAAAGGGGCTTCTTCATTTCATAAGGGTATTGATTTTTCAATGCCTGAAAGCACGCCGATCACGACCAATGTCGCCGTGAAAGATATTAAGACATGGTATGACAGCAAAGGTGGTGGCTATGTCAGTGAGGTGATCTTTGAGGATGGCGTATCTCTTAAGTTGCTTCATCAATCGCCGAGTATGCAAAGCAAGGTTAAGAGAGGAGCAAGCAAAGGCAGTGATAAAGCTTCGGGTGATATTCAATCGCAACTTGATCGTCAGTTAGATGCTCAGCGTTCACTTGAAAATGAAGTGGCCAGTGAAGCACAGCGGATCCAGAATAACTTGACAGTTAGACTGGAGGAGGTTGATAAAGCAGGTTTTACCCCAGAACGTACAGCTGAAATCAAAGCAGAATTACAGCGCCGTGCAGATAATGATATTGCTATCGCCAAACAAGCTATTAGCAGCAAACTTGAGGACTATAAGGAGTTCCAGAAAACCGAGGCTGAACTACTTAAAGAAAATTTTGATCGCAAAAAGTTCAATGCGGCTCATGATATTGAATTAAGTAATTCAGAACAAAAACAGGCTGTCGAGTTAGTCAAAGAACAGTATAAACAAGAACTTGCGCTTATACAGTTGGCGCAAGAACAACGCTTATTTCAAGCACGTTTATCTCTGATTTCCGAAACTCAGGCTATGCAGGAACGCTATAGACTCGAACGGGACGAGATTCTTAAGAATACAAAGCTTTCCATTGAAGAGCGTCAAAAGCTAATCGCTTTATCGAAAGCCACACAGGACAAAGAGATACGCGATAAGGTGAATAACGCTGTTCAAAACTGGGGTGGGATTCAGGCTGATATGAATGGTACCAGTGAGTTCTATAGACAGGATCAGGAACGGTTTAGCCGTTTAGGTGCTGCCAATGATCTTGCAGATAGTCAATATGCTTCCACTGATCTTAATGAACAAAATGGTTTAGACAATCTGAATGCACAGATGGAAGCTGGTTTAATTCAGCAACAGGATTTTGAAAATCAGAAGACTGCCATTATTCAAGCTGCTCAAGAGCAAAGAAGTCAAATTTACAATGAATATGCTCAGAACACTAAAGACATTGAAGACAAGTATCATCAAGATAGATTAAACGCACAGATTGCTCTTGGTGGGCAAATGATGGGTTCAGTCACATCAATGTTCGGCTCTATGTTTGGTGAACAATCCAAAGCCTATAAGCTCATGTTTGCTGCAGATAAAGCTTATGCAATTGCAGCTGCAGGCATTGCTATTCAGCAAAATATCGCAGCAGCTGCGAAAGTTGGTTTTCCGTATAACTTGCCTTTGATCGCCGGGGCGGTTGCACAAGGTGCCAGCATTATTGCAAATATCCGGGCAATTAAGGATCAAGGGTTTGCTGAGGGTGGTTTTACTGGGCGAGGTGGCAAATATGAAGTTGCTGGAGCTGTACACAAAGGTGAAATCGTATGGTCTCAAGAAGACATTAAACGATGGGGCGGAGTGGGCTTAGTTGAGAAAATGCGTAAGAGTGCAAACCCTGAAGCATTTCTCAATAACAATGCCTCAACTGATAGTGTCATGCGCCGTGCATTGTTTAGCTCTAATGCCTTTATGGAAAGTCAAAAGCAATCTGACATCTTTTATCAACCAGTTCAGGATGGCCAGATTATTTATAAAGGCAATACAAGGCCTGCTAAATCTCCTAATTCAGATTTATTCCATGACGGGAAAGTTTACTTTTCTTCAAATGGTTTAGTTCAGGATCGTTCAAATCTTAATAATGTACAAGATTTCACTTTAGGACAATCTTCACGTCCTCAAGCTGAGATTATGCCTTCAATCGAGCCTGCTTCACCGACTATCAATTTCAAGATTGAAGTTATCAATCAGGTTAGTGGGGCAACTGTTGAAGCTGAACAACTGGATGAGAAAACAGTGCGGATCATTGTTAAAGATGAGCTGGATAAGCAGCTTCCAAAAGCGGTACCTAAAATTGTAGGAGATCAAATTGGTAATCCGAACTCTACTATTAGCCGCTCTTTGACTGAGAATACGACCGCAAGACGTAATCGTTAATTAGTAAGACCACCTTTCGAGGTGGTTTTTTATTACTTGAAGGAAAGTTATGTACAAGTTAAAGCTAAATCCTCAAACAAATGGCTATGGCGTAACACCGGGTGATGATGTAAAGCGTCAGCAAATGGATGGAGGGCGAGGACGCTATTACATCGATGTCAAACGTAATAGCCACATTGTCGATGTGAACTGGAATTTAAGTAAAACTGATTTCAATAAGATGATGGCTTTCTGGCGTGTTTACCAAAACAAGCCAGCCTCGTTTTATGCGGATCTGGTGATTGATCAGGGAGCACGCCAGCAATATCAATGCAACTTTATACCCAACTCATTCAAGACTAATGAAGTGAATGGCAATCTTTACCGGGTAACTGCCCAGCTGGAAGTTATTCAAAACCAGTCTAATGCTACTGCTGATCAGGCCCTTATCAGTGATTGGGTGGTGTAATGGATAACGAATATGCCAAGTTCTTTCTCAATCGCAAAGTCGATATCTACCAACTGGAGTGTATTGAACTTTCACATCCATCTTTTCTAAATACATATCGGGTTGTTCGCAACAATGATCAGGGTGTTTATGTCCAGCATAAAGAAGGATCAGGTCAGGTCTTTTATGAATATCTGCCAATGTCTATTCAAAGATCTGGAATGCTAGGGGATCTGGACCAGACCTTAACTGTTTCAATTTCAGGACTTGGTGATGTCTTGCCGGATGAGTTTGAAAGGGTAATTGAAGGGCAATATTCAGACGTTAAGCCTACCGTAAATTATCGACTCTATAGTTCGGACAACTTGAATACACCAATCCATTATTTGTTAGGACTGAAACTTTCAGGCATATCAATGAATCATAAAGCTGTGACATTCAAGGCTGAATCACCACGATTAAATACCGCGAAGACTGGAGATATTTTTGCACTGGATCGCTTTAGTGGTCTGAAGGGGGCTATATGAAAAGTCATGATCATTTGCTTGATAAGCAATACGACGAAGAGCAGTACAACTGTGTTCATTTTGCCCATGAAGCTGCAATAGATCTCTACGGAATAGATCGTAGTGAAGCTTTGGTTTTATTTATGCAACCTAAGGGCAAAATTACATTCCTGCCATCAAGATTAAAACTCTTAAATCCGCTGCCCATGCCGAAGGAGGGCTGCATTGTCGCCTTCCATCCCAGACAAAGAAATAAGCCCCCACATGTGGGGCTTTTTCGTTTAGGTCGTGTACTGCATCTAATGGAAGGTGGGGTCACTTATTTAGCTGAAGACGTTATCAGAGCAATGGGGTTTAGTCGGGTCAGTTACTATGATTAAGATTATTTATAAACAGGATTCTTTGTCTGAAGAAAAGACAGTGGAACATGCTCACACCATAGGGCAATGGCTAACTTCCAAATATGAATCTATGCCTGAGCATGTCCGTATTTTTCATACATCAAGCAATATGGACCATGCGGAAATTTCGTTTGCCAATGAAGTTACACCTAAGAATGCTCATGACTTAAAACAGCTCGATTTTTTACCTGGCACTTTTATTGTGATTGAAAATCCGAAAGGTATGCCTGCACTTATTGCAGCAATCGTTTCTATTGTTTTAAGCGTGGCGGTTGCATTTTTAATGCCCGCACCGTCAATTGCTCAAACTAATCAGAATAACAACCAGTCTTCATCTGCAAATAACGAACTTTCAAATCGTGAAAATAAGATGAGGGTAAATGGTCGTATTACAGATAACTATGGTGCTGGATGGAATACACCTGATCTGATTGCTGTGCCTTACAAGGTTTATGAAAACAATGTTGAAGTTGAGCATATTGTTGGCTGTATAGGTCGTGGCCACTATCAAATTAATGGCGCGTACGATGGTGAAACCAATATTGTTGATATTGCAGGGGCATCAGTAGAAGTCTTCCGGCCAGGCGTTGATATTGTTTCTGGACAGCCTTATTTTTCACTTGGTACTGAAATTACCACACCACCTTTAAGTGTTCAGCATCAAAACTCAGTGAATGGCCAGATATTACGTCCAGCAGATACTCAAAGCCTAGAAGGTACTAATTATCTTATTTTTGCTTATCCCAATGAGATCCTTCGTGCATCTGCAAACAATACCGATTTAACGACTAAATTTGTCAGCAATGACCGCGTTGAAATCACCAATGCTTCTTTTACATATAACGGGCAAACATACGATTTAAACGGTACTTATAGTGTCTTATCTGTTGCTGATGATCGTATGACGTTATCAAATCCTGCTGCAGTTAATCCAAACTGGTTAAAGCTAAAAGAACTCAGTAACCAGCAAACAGGTGCTTTATCTCCAAAGCTTGCATCGATTGGTGAGAAATGGATTGGTCCATTCATCCTGGATAACATTGAACGTAACCGTGTCATTTTTAACTTTGTAGCCAGTAATGGGCTTTATACGGTATCAGCAGGAGGCAATCAGGCAGTTGTAAACGTGACAATTGAAGTTGAGGTTACACCGGTAAATGAGTCGGGAGCTGCAACTGGTAATCCAATGCTAAAGCAGATCATTCTGAAAGGTTCCGCCAAGTCACGGCAGACTATTGGCGCAACGCTGGATATGGTCACATTTCAGGGTCGTTGTAGTGTTCGTGCACGCCGTTTAACACCTACACCGGCTGTTGAAAGTGTTGTTGATGAGGTGAAGTGGCAAGCACTTTACGGAGCATTCCCGCTGCAAAGCACTAAATATGAATATGAAACGGTTTTTCGTGCACGTACTTATGCAACTACAGGTGCGCTTGCAGTTAAGTCGCGCAAGATCAATTTTGATCTTCAGCGGATGTTGCCAACATATAAGAATGGAGCAATGACGACGGAGTTATTTCCAACGTCAAGCTTTGCTGATGCACTGGTCTCAATGGCGTTGGATGACAAAATCGGACGCCGTACGATCGACGAAATTGATATAGAAAATATCTATCGTACTTATAACGATATTGTCGACTACTTCGGTACACCGTTAGCTGCAGAATTTTGTACTACCATTGATGATACCAATCTCTCCTTTGAGGAGCTGGTCACTAACCTTTGTGATGCTGTGTTTTGTACAGCATACCGGCAAAACAATAAGCTCAAGATTTATTTTGAACGGCCAACAGATAACTCGGTGTTGCTGTTTAACTTCAGAAATATCATTCCTGATAGTTATAAGCATGATCTGACCTTTGGTGTAATGGATGATTATGATGGTTTGATCTATGAATATACGGATCCGACCGATGATAGCCGTATCAATATCTACTTGCCGGATAAAGGAGCCAAGAACCCAAAAGAGGTGAAATCGGTAGGCGTGCGTAATAAGTGGCAAGCGCATTTCAATGCGTACCGGCTTTGGAACAAGCTTCGCTTTCAGCGCAAATCGATCACCTTTGATGCAGCTCCAGAATCGGAATTACTGGTTTTACGTGATCGCATCGCTGTAGCTGATTATCGAAATGGAATTCATCAAAGTGGTGAGGTGACAAAGCAAGAAGGCTTAATTCTTACATTGAGTCACGATGTCGATTTCATAGCTGGCAAGAGCTACGTGATTTATTTGCAAATGGGAGATGGTACCGTAGATCTTATCCCAGTTACGGCTGGATCTGCTAAAAACAAGGTTATTTTAGGACGCTTACCGAACGCTGCATTAAAGCTAAATCCTGATGATTTTGTTAATACGATTTACACCGTTGTTAATGATGATACAAAGAGCTCATTGCCTTATCTGGTTGCTAAGAAAGATCCGGTTGATCAATTCTCGAACACGATTACTGCGGTGAATTACGATGTACGCTATTACCTTAATGACAAGGACTTTATTGACGTGCCTGTTGATGATTCACCAATCTACATTCGATACGACCAGTTAGATATTAATTTAGCTCGTTTATATCAAATGCAAAGAGGTGATTTACCAACAACAGGTGAGATTAGTTTTGTGGTTGAAGCAGGTGCATTAGTTTCAAGCTCAAGTTCACTTCGGTCTGAAACACGAATGGTTTATAAGCATACGAATAACTCAGAAACTAAAGAATTTATTGTACCTGCCGCATCTGAATTACCAGCAATTGATACAGGAGTGTTTCCACCTGATCTGGTTGTGAATCTAACTATTAAAGGTGCTGTTGTTGGGCGTGGTGGAGATGGTGGATTGCCGCACTTAGCATATGGAGGATTATCTAGTGATTCCAATTATACCTTTACCAAAACCCGCCGTGACGGATTCCAAGGTGCACCTGGTTTACTGAACCGGCACAGTAAGTTAAATCTGATCATTGATGGAGGAACATTGGCTCGTGGCGGATCAGGAGGTGGAGCGACTCCTAGCGGTATCTATACTGGATTATCATATGGAGTGCAGGGCATTCCTGGTGGGGCTGGTGCGCCGTTTGGCAGGGTTATGACAGGACAACCAATCTACAGTGATACTCAGGACTGGCGGTGGTACTTTATTGACAGTTTCATGGTTGTAAAAGTGACGAATGCTGAAGCTTCGGTGCCTGGTAAAGGTTATCGTTTTCAGGATGACCGTTATGGATCTCCATTATCGGGTGATGGTGGTGGATGGGGGCAGCGTGGCACCAAATCCACTAACGATGGGACATGGAACTGGCGATATCACGGTACGACTGAAGGGCAACCGGGTGCTGGTGGTACTGCAATTGTCGGCGTTGCACCACTCACAACTAAATTAATTAATGGAGGGAAAATCTTACAAACCCTTTAAAACTTTGAAAGAACTTAGAGCACCCAATTCGGGTGCTTTTTTATCGCTCCGATGATGGATTGAACAACGAACAACTACCGCTTCCGAGCGGTTTTTTTACTTAAATTTCTGGAGATATAAATGGAACCAGTTTCCACAAGCGGTTTAACAGCAATTTTAAAATTTTATGGTGCAGCAATTATGGTGACCTTAGCGGTCGCTTTAGTTGCAGCAGTTGTATTGATGACACGTATGCCACGATCGCCTCAAGAATGGGCTGTGGGCCTAATTTGTACCGTTGTATCAAGTTTAGCTGGTGGTTCATTCATTATTGTGAAGTGGGGGCTTCATGAATGGGTTACCGATGTATGGGGGATGACTGCACTTGGTGGATTCTTCTTTGTATGTGGATTACCCGGTTGGGCTTTGGTCCGGTGGATCTTTAATTTCATTGATAAACAGGAAGGTAAAACTATTGTTGAAGTGATCAAAGAGTTTAAAAAAGCCAGAAAAGACATAGAAAACAGTTAATGCCGCCTTCGGGCGGTTTTTTATTATCTGAGGAAAAGTGAAATGAACAT